GAATAACTTGTTCTAACACAGCGCCAGTTGGAATATAATCGCTTAGTGCAATAGGTGCAATTCCGTCTGCATCTAACGTAGTTCCGTCTCCGATAATAGATATTACTTTAGACCATTTATAATTTGTTTTACCTAAGTGGTCTCCTGCTGCGCCGTCGTCCATTAACGTACCGTCGGCCATAAAATGTTTGCCTGTCGGTGCAACAAACTTTACCATTGTTCCAGCTTCTAGTAAACGTAAACTGTTTGCAGTAAACGTACCTACTGTATAAGGATTTGCATCGATATCTTGTAATAGTCCTAATGTTTGGTTTGTACTAGTGCTATATTGGTTCCAAGACGCACTAAGATCACTAACAATAATTTTTGGGTATTTTGCAAGGTAGAAGTTTTGGGTGTTAATATTACTTAAAACTTTTTCGATAGTGTTATATATAACACCTTCAATGTCAGTTTGTGTTGCAAACGTAAATGATTGTTTTTCGGCAAATTCTTCTTTATAAATTACGCCGTCATCTGCAAACAAACTTGTATTTGAATACTTACCACTTGCATCTTTTAAGTCAAAGAATCGACTTATACCACTTGAAATTCTATTTGAACTTTTAGTTTTAATAATGTCTTGACTAATTGCCAACGGGCCAATATTATAATCTTCGCCAGTAATTAATCTATTTTGTGTATAATAAGTTGCAGGTGCATTTTGCTTAATTTCTGCATTAGTTTCTGATGATGTGCCGTTAGACACAGTATAGTTTAATTTAAGTCCAAGTGTAAGTGTTTGTGCTGTACCGTTTCTTGACTGATAAGGTATATCAATACTTACTGTATTAATTGCACTAGGCGTTATTACACTTCTCACGTTACTACTAGATCTATAATATGCTCTAAAATCACCAGCCGGTAAATTACCAAATACACCGTCACTGAATACTAAGTTAATTCTGTCGCCAATACGTGTAGTTACTGCAAATACATCTCTAGTTTTATTAAACAAGCTATTGTAGATAACGTTGTTGCCTTCAGTAGAATCTATTTTTGTCCACTGGTTACTTTCGTAGCCGCTGCTGTTTACTGCAAATACCCAAACATCAGTATCATTAATATTTTCAGAATCAATTTGAATTGCTTGATTCGGCGTAGGGTTAGTTACACTAAAGTTTCCTGTTTCAAGCTTACCTTGACGGAAGTGCATAAAGAAGCCAGTGTTAGCACTGCCAGCGCCTTGTCCGTCATCACGGAATAAAAATGCAGGACTGTTACCTGGAAGCGGTGCTTCTTCAAATATTTCGTCTGTTGACATATCTGTGCTTACAATTTCAAAGCCCGTGCTTACACCTTCAATACGCTTAGTAAACGGATATATTGCTGTGCCAGTATTTGTAGCATTTAAGCGATATTTTTGTGTTTGTACATCTGCAATTAATGCAGACTTTAAAGGATTACCAATCGAATTAGATATCGGTAATGCTGAATTCATAATCTTAACAAACTGCTCAAAGTAATTTGTGTTAGTTTGGTCATTCCACTTAACAGTAATTCCTGCCATATTTAACCCGTTACTATCTAACAGATTTTCAGTTGTTTTAATTGTGTCAAATTTGAGCAAGCCGTTAGCTGCTTGGTTTCTGCGGGGATTGTAAGACAACATACGTGCTAGACGTAATACACTTTCTCTGCGTTCTGCTGTTTCAAGGAAGTTTTCACGAGCGTTTAAATCAATACGGAATGATAAGTTTTGCCCAAGGAAAGCAATCATATCAATTAGCGCAAGGTATTCACTCGATTCAATGTAATCGTTAAAATCTTCTGGATAGTTTTGACGCAAATAGTTAATCATTGTGCGTCTTAGATTATCAAAATCGTAGCTTTGGAAATCAGCATTCCTAAAGCTTTGGTATATTCTTTTCCAGTCCTCAGCTACTAAAAGCCTCGACTGTCGATCATTTGCAGACATATCATTTTCCTTGTTTACTAATGTATTTACCTGAAATGATAATGTGTGTATTTAATTTTTATTGCTGGAGTAGTCCGTTATCTTTGTCAAATCTGAAGCGTAACTGATCAGTTACACCGAAGGGTAAAAACGTTATAGCGCAATCAATTTGTATTCCTTGCTCATACGTATCAATTTCAATATTACTTGCTTGTATTCTGGGATCATAGTTAACAATGCGAGTAACATCATCAATAATTGCTTCTTGCACTTCGATAGTAAACGGTTCATATAAAATATCCCAAATAATAGTGCCAAATGTAGGATCACTTAATTTCTCAGTTTGGCGTATATGGAAGTGATTTATTAAGTCTTGTTTAATAAGTTCAAAGTCATATATACTAAAAGTTTTAGTATTTGCAACTGTAGAGAAACCCCTGTATGTTCTACCAGACGTTGCTGTCTGTTTAGGATTGGATATTGTAACTCTTTTGTATAGATTTTTTTCTAATTGGCTCATACTATATTTACCCTAATTATACCCTTAAAGAACCTGCTGGTTGTTGTGCTGCACTATTATCAGTTGGCTCTTGTTGTTTTATATTTTGTTTTGCTAGTAAAATTTCCTGTTCTAAACTTTTTAATGCATCAGCTTCTTCATTATGGAACCGTTTAACAACACTTGCTTTAACACCAGAAGTACTCCTAGCAAAATGCTTATTGACATTTCGACGCTCTTTATAAACTGCTCTAATTAAAGCAGCTTCACTTGGTTCAGTGAGAGATGGTTGGTTACCTGGATATCCAAGAGATGCAAGAGCATTGCGGAATACTTTTGCTGCGCCGCCAACTCCGTGTTGTATAGCACAAGACCACACAACATTTTGTAAAGTTGTAGAACGTAAATTACAGTCAAGAGCAGTTTTTCTTTTAATATTTCTAGCACCTGGACTATAGTACGCTAATACTGCATACTCGTGTTGTGCTTCTGCTGCTTCTGCTGTAGACATTACTTGTGCCCAAGCTGCTTTATATGCTTTAGTTCCTGCGCGGGCTGCTGTTGCTCCTCCTGCTGCGGATAATTGCGACTCTAAATTAGGATGTGCGTTTGCTAGCCAATTATGGAATTCGTTCATAACACCTACGTTTGCTGCAAGCTGATATGTTCCGTAACTAAATCCACCTGTACTATCCCAACCAATAGTTGCTGGGTTTCCTCTTGATTCGTATCTTGCGCTTAATGATCCTAATGCTTCTGTACCGTCAAAGTCAAAGTTGCTTGTATAATCTCCTTGTGGTACTGGAGTTTGGCCGTGTCCGGGTCCACCTGCACTTGATCCCGATGTAACGTTGCCGCCTGAGCCGCCAACATACGCACTTGTTGTACGTCCTTGTAAGTTTTTATCAAACGTATCCGGAGTAACTACTCTATCTGCTGTTGGGAGTGCTCCTGGTGTTTCTCTATCTGTTTGTGTTTTCTTAAACGATAGCGGATCTAAGTTTTCATGGTGCGGCCAAGGCTCGTGCTGCGGTGCTCTTGCTAGTATAGATTCGTATCCTGATATTACACTACCTGGCTCAACACGCGGTAACGTGATTGTTTCAAGTGATTGTACTTCTTGCGAAGGATTTGCTATCGAAGCTGTTGGTCCATTCATATGCACATATGTTGCTGTTTCTCTATGCTCTTTAGTACTGTTAATATGTGTTGAGCCGCCTGCTGTTAATCTATTATCTTGACCTGTTTTAATATGCAAAAAATTATTAGTATCTAAATGCTGCGATCCTTTTACTTTTATATGTTGATCTTTTCCTACAGTAATTTTACTATTAGCTCCAACATGTAAATTAAAATCGTTAACAGATTCAATTTGTACTCTGCCAGTATCTTGGCCTTTTGTTCTGCCAGTAGCTTTAATATTAACATTTCTGCCAGCTTCCATATTAATATCACGTTCAGCAGTAATGTTTAAATCATTTTCAGTCATAATACTAACACTGTCTTGTGCATGAATATCAATTTTGCCATCACTAGACATTTCTATCCAAGTTGTTCCACGAGCGTTACCTATATAAATTAAGTCTTCGCTGTTATTCATTAATATTTGATGACCAGTTCTAGTACGTATACGGAATAATTCGTTTTGCGGAATGGTTCTATCACCGCCCTCTTCTTTATTTCCTTTGTTTTTATATATAGGAGGACCATCTTCTGCATGTGTGGCGCGAACAAATCTTTCATCGCCGTCGTCCATTACAAATGATGTGCCGCCAAGTCTATTAGACGGTACTGCTACTTTTTGTCCAGCTGTGCCTATTTCTGATTTAGGTGCTCCGTCTCTCCGATCCTTTGGACCAGGAGTACTAATACCAAATACCATACTAGGTATTTCTCGTCTTGCACTAGTTGTAGTTGTGCCGCGGGCTTCGTCATTTAACAACCCTTGAATTTCTAAGGATTCTGTAAAGTCTTTGTTGTAAGGTTTTTCAAAAAGTGTAGGATCAACCTTTGCGCCAGTTTCAATTGCTTTGTTATACTCGCCTACTGGAAGTTTTCTACCTTTTAAACCAGGAGGAGTAACACCTGTTGTATTTTGTGTAGATGCTTTGCCGTCAGGAACCATAAAGTTCATATAGTCTGCAGGTATACATCCAATCCAATAACCAAAGTTTGCATTGCCTTCTGCAAATATTACAAGTACCTTAGTACCTATGTCTGGAGGGACCATCCACATACCATAACTTTTTTGTGTATGTTCGTAACCATCGTTTGCTGTTAACGCTGAGTTTGGTGTTGTGCCGTAAAAAGGGCTTAAATATCTAACATTTAGTAGCTGTCCTGATTTTTCCGGAGTGCCACCCGCTTGAGTGTATTTTAACAATTCAACAGTAAGACCGCCCATATATCGACTGTCGAGGTTATTAACTACAATTGCTTCATATGGTCCTGAATCTTTAAATCCAGTAGTCATACCTGCTGATGTTCTTGTATAGTTTCCTGATGCCATGTTTAATGTAGTCCTCTAGTTATGGTGCTGTGAATAATTTCTTACCACTGTTAAAATCATACCTGTCAAATCCAGTACGCATTGGTTTATATGCATACACGCCTTCGGTTACTGAGGCTTCTGAAGAAGGTTTACCGTTTACTGGATTAACTGTTGTGTCTTGAGTTACAAGTTGAGGCTTAGTTGCTTCTGCAGCTGGTCCTGGGTTTGCAGTTCCGTCGGATACATTTGGATTTACATTTGCTCGTTCTGCGGCTCGTTTTCTTGCTTCTGCTATTACGTCATCCGGGCCTTTAACTTTAGGTGCTGAGCCTGCTCCTTTAGCAACTTCGTTTGCAGGTGGAACATTTGGTATACACGGTTCAAGCTTGAGTTTAGCCTTAGTATCAGGTTTAGCCCCTTGTGCCATAAATCTTATCTGTTCTGGAGTAGCTGTGTCGCCAACTTTAAGATTGTTAACTTGGTCAGCTATACCTACTTTTACTTCGCTACTAGTTACAGGACCTACTGCTTTAGGATCAGTTACTACTGTAGTTTCTACAGTATTTCCTGTAACAGCACTAGTAGTTTTTGTTACTTCTGTAACCGGTCTTGCATGGTCTACGTTTGGGTCAGGTACATAAAGCGGAACGCCATACCAGTCGTCATCAAGTAATACCGAGTTTATTGGAGGCCAAAGTGTTGCTGTAGAGAGAGATTCAATGAATAACTCATAACTTCCGTCATTTGTTATCTTCAGCTCACTAAGCTCAATACACAACGGTGTTATTCGCCAAAATTCCCAGTCAGGAACAACAACAAAATAATGTTTATTATTTGGAAATGGTACGCCACTATGGCGTTCGTGATTATTTATTATTATAATAACTCGAGGTTTGCCATCTTCATGAACAAACGCCTGATGATAGTTATCATACGCCACAAACCCGTCTGCGGTTCTCCAACCTTGGTCAGGTTCTGTAGTGACTGCTACCGATTCGTCTTCAGTTTCGCCGGTTGGTTCGTCGTCATCTATCTCTACCATCACCCAACTCCTTTAAGTAAGCTTTTAGCTTTGTCAGTTGCTGCACCGGAAACTGATGCTATGCTAGTCGATGCTATGCTATTTACAGCAAGTGAAGCTGTTACTGCATTAGTATTGAGTTGGTCGGTTGCAAGACTAGCTTGGAGACCAGTAGGAGTGTAACCTCCTGATGCAGCAACTCCAATGCCGCGTATTGCATCACTAGCTAGTGAGCCAACAGCAAGGCCGCCGGCGCCGCCTATTTTACCAGCTATTGCGCCAAATGCTACATCGCCTATTGCTTTTGGAATAATTTTACTTAGATCAAGAGCTTTTACTAGGCCAAAATCAACACCTGCAATTTCAGACGGTATAGCATTAGTAATAGCTCCCATCGCGGCAGCTTCAAGATCTTTAAATCCTGCTGATAACTTATCAGCTTCGTCAGATGGTATTGCTGGTAATAACTTTGTGATATCATCATTTGCTGGTGCTGGTATACAATCTATACCTTGATTTTGTGCTCCGACTGTTCCGTCACTAACTACTGTTCCCTTTTTAATTGAAGATTCATTACTAACTTCTACGTTAGATTTAGATCCTTCTGTAGCAGGATCATCTTGTCCAACACGCCTAACCATTTTAAGGGTTTGTGTGAATTGCCCTTTAGAGAAGTTATTAACCACTGCCCAAATATTGTACAACCCACTAAAGTTTTGTACTGTTTGCGGCATTTCCATAGTTGCACCTTTAACTTGGTAATCAAATGGTGTTTTGAAATTAACTACACAAAAAACTTGTCCTCTAGTATATATCATTGTACCGTCAGATCCTACACTAGGTTTATCTTTAGACATAGATGTGTAGTTTCCAGTCTGTTGTGGGATGAAGAACGGGTCTCCCATAATAGACATTTCAGCAGTAATCATGTCGGCTGTTAAATTTGTAATTCTATCATGAAAGTTTTCTGCAATTCTTGTACGTATGTCTAAACTATGAGATCCTGGAGATAAAGCAGTTTTAGTCTCTAGCTGGGTGCCGCCACCTGGATCGTTGTTACTTCCGGTGTTTTTTGGATCAGCAATTGTTGCTCCAGCATCCATATCTTGTTGTACTGTTGCCGTTGTACCAACGTTTGTATCTTGACGTGAACCCGAGTTCATACCTAAATCTGAAAATGCTGTTTGCTGAAATGCATTATTAAAGTTAATATCAAAAGCTAAAACATCTTCATTTTTACCTGTGTAAATATAATTGTATTCTTTAGCTGCGGCAGCTCTTAATCCTGCTGCATTAGATGCTTTAGCAGAACTTGCTGCTGTTACAGCTTCATCAACTTCGTATGGAACAACACTAAACACATAAACTTTAGGCTTGCGGCCCATTGTAGCTTCTGTTAGTTTACTTTCTTCAAGATAAACCTGTGTGTCAATTCTAAACCATTTAGACATTCCATTTTTTGTTTCCTCTGTTGATTTAACCATTGCATATTCAGTTTGTAATACTAACTTTTCAATAATAGTAGTAATTTGTTCGTTAGCCTTAAATTGATGTTCTCGTACTGCTCCTGAAGGTTGTGCTGCTTGGGCAGCAGTATCAACTAGTCCGGTTTCGTCATCTGTAACTGCTTGTGCATCTACAGCTGGTGTGTTGCCAGGTGCATTTGTATTAATTGTTACTGGACTTAGACCAATTTCATTCATTAAGTCTGTATTTTCAGCAAAGCTTTTAATTATATTAAAAATATTTGTTGATTGTTTAATTACTATGTTATCTAAACTTTCTGGCGTAGCATTAGATTCGTTTAGATCAGGATTTTTATGTTGGCCTTTTTCAGCAGCTTGTTTTTCTGCTGTAGTAGTAAAAGATTCTTCATCAATTGTTTTTGATTTTAATGCATTTCGTATTGCTGCTTCATCTTTTGGAAATGCTATAATATATCTATCATAAGGAGCAAGTGCTCCAGCTTCTTCTAAGTTTTGTATTTGACCGTTTATTCCTGCTGTAATTGACGCATCATTTGTTTCAAGAATTTCGTGTAGTTGCTTTCCATATGCTGTAATTGATGTTTTAATTTTATTAATATTATCATCTAATCCTGTTTCAGCCATTGGTACTGCTGTAACTGCATATCGACTACCTTGGCCGGAGACATTAAATTCCATATTAACAAGTTTAATAGGTATAAAAATAGGCTCTGTAACAAAGTTAGCATCTGAGTAGCCGTCTAAATTCCAGCCAACAAAATCTATTCTTAAACAAAAAGGAGCTTGTAGATAATTAGATTCACCAGATTCGGCAGCTGATCCAATAACAGCTTGAATAAAATTTCCCATACTATAAGGTTCAGTTACATTAAACGTAAGTGCTGTTCCTAATGTTACCCTAGTGTTTGGATTAGGAGCAATTACGCCTTCTATGTTTAGATCATCAATATAGTATTCTGCATGGGTTGTTGTGCCATCGTTGTGATGATTTCCTGCAACGTTGCCGGCTACCTCGTCAGCAACTTGATATCGTTTTTCTAAGTTGCCGCCACCGCTTTGTATTATATAACTTTTAAAACCGCCTGCTGTTCTAATTACACCAGGATCATTATATTCTTCTGCACTTAATATACCTAGTGAAATTTTATAATTAACACCATTATGATTTCGTAAAGGATTAGGAACTCTACTAGCAGAAGAATCGTTACTTTTATACGGATCTGGCCAAGCATTATCTACAAATTCATCGTATGCAGAATTGTCTAGCTGATCTCGATACTGTGATAATTGTAATGCTGTATCTTCTCCAGTTAATCCTGCAAGGTCAGCTGCTCCTCGCTCGATTATTTTTAAAGGGTTATCAAGTAATCCAGTTAACTCTTCGGCATCACCTATTAGTCCTTGGAGTTTATTTTGAAGTGCGCCTAACACGCCGCTTGCTCCTAACAACCCTCCTATAGCTGCGCCTTTTCCGCCATCAAGTAATCCGCCTACTACGCCGCCTAGTAATGCTGCGCCAAGTTTATTAGTACTTAATGATCCGCCTAGACCGCCTGGTATTTTTCCGCCTACGCTTGCTCCAACTTTTGCACTAACTGTGCTGACTGCTGTATTGACTGCTGAATTAGCTGTACTCTTAACTGCTGCATTTAAATTGAACGCTGGCATATTATATTCCTAAAGTGTTTCTTAATGCAGAATGATCAGGCAAGAATATTTTCGTGCCTGCAATAAAATCAAAAACAGGATCTTTTAATACATCTAAATTACGCTGTGCAAATACCCACCATAACTCTTTTCTGCCGTATGTAATATGTGCAAGTAAGTCAGGACGATATGTGTATTCAGGAGTTATTGTAAAAAGAATATCTTTTCCACTTACTGGCACTGGTCGTGGTTTTAGTATGTCTAAATAACCTTGATTAGTTACTGGCGTATTTGCATACGGACTTAAATTGTTTCTCATTATACAAATCCCTCCGGTCCATTTATATGACCGCCGTTAGCATATGCAGATAAACTAAAGCCTGCTGCTGATCTTCTTGCGTATTGCGGTTGTAATGTAACTGTTATTGAACTTTGTGTAGGCACATAGTTTTGATGCCCGTCTACACTACACTCAATATAGTCAACATCAACAGGCAAGTCTGTTGTAAAATTTGTTATTACAACAGGAATATTATTTAATACATGTTTGCCGTAACCGTTAAGTCTGCAAACAACAGGTGGATTGCCAAGTGGTTGGCTATTACCGTAAAACATCTTTGTTGCGCTTCTTAAAAAGTGTAGGCATGCTAACCAATACCTTGCATCATTTTCATTTTCTTGATAAAAATCGCCTGTAAGTGTAATTGCATCTACTTGACTATTTTCATATGCATTATAAGCATAATTTGTATGTGTTGGATGCACTTGAGAGTAACTTGCACTGTGACTTAATAATACTGTAGGGTTAAACGGAAATATCATTCTGTTTCCAGTATTCCAGTGACTAGATGGAGCAGAAGGTTCACGTAATGGAGCTAATATGTTGCCGCCTGTTAAAAATACTTCAGGAACACTTATACTAACTCGCCAGTCGCCTGCTTCTGCAGATGAATTGTCAGCTGAGATAATAGCCCTTGATATTGTTCTGTTATTATTTGACCCAAACCCTGATGTCTGGCTTACAAAGTCAGCAGCTAACTTTCCTAACGGACCAAGGGCGCCAAGCTTCTGGGTTATTGCTCCTAATGCAGCGTCTTTAACAGTATTTTTTACATCAGATAACACACTACTCATAAAGTTAGATGCTGCTGATTTTATTGAAAAGGCCATAATTTATCTTGTCTCCTATACTACTATTTAGTTGACAAAATTAACATAGTAGTTTATAATAGTTATAACAACTGGAGAATGTAATGAAACCCAAGAATTATTTAAACAATAAAGACATACTTAAAGAAATACATAAGTCAAAGAATCAATTTAACAGTTATACTGAACCAGAATACGGTCAGTATGATATTATTTTGCCTACACTAGATAAAGTTAACAGACTAACTGTTACAGAAGCAAAGCGTAACAAGGCAAAGAAGATGTCTTCAGCTGAATACGAGCGTAGGAAAGGGTTAGGTGAAAAAGTTAAGCAAGCAGAATGCGAAACATTATATACTGAAATCACAAAAGAAGAATTAATCTTTCGCATTATGTCATTTGATCATATTCCTGAAGAGCCAGGTCGTAAAAAGAACCCAAAGACTGTTGCTGATACAAGAGTTAAGCTTCCCTTTCCACCATTTCATCATTACAAGTACAATGACGAAGGCGAACTTATATTAGTTGGAAAAAGTCATTGGGTAGGTGGTATGGACAATGGACATTTTAGTCATCAACATGGTAAAGCAACTAATACGCTTGCGCTAATGTGGTTAAAGCTTGTTGATCGTTATGCAACTCGTGGTAATGTTCGTGGGTATACTTATAATGACGAAATGAAAGGTCAAGCAATACTACAATTAGCACAAATTGGCTTGCAGTTTGATGAATCTAAGTCAGACAATCCGTTTGCTTACTATACTGCCGCTGTAACTAACAGTTTTGTTCGTGTTATTAATATTGAGAAGCGTAATCAAAACATTCGAGATGATATTTTGGAAATGAATGACTTAAATCCAAGTTATACTAGACAAAATCAAGGCGAATGGGAAGCAGCAGTAAAGCGCAACGAAGAAGCAGGCGCCACAGCGTTTGCAGAACTTAAACCCAAGAAATAGGTTGACAACTGTTGCATTTTACTATATACTTGTACATGTACATATGGAGAACTAAATTTGTTTAAAAAAGCTGCGGTATTTACGGACATTCACTTTGGTCTGAAAGGTAACAGTCGTATACACAACGAAGATTGCGAAGAATTTATTGATTGGTACATAGAACAAGCACAAGCTGCTGGTTGCGAGACTGGCATTTTCTGCGGAGACTGGCATCATAATCGTAATTCACTCAATCTTACCACTATGGACGCAACAATTAGAAGTATGGAGAAGCTTGGTGCTGCATTTGAGAAGTTTTACTTCTTTGATGGTAACCATGACTTGTATTATAAAGACAAGCGTGACGTTAACAGTACTGCCTTTGCAAAACACATACCAGGTATTACGTTTGTAGACGAAATCTTCATTGAAGATGATGTTGCACTAGTACCGTGGCTTGTTGGCGATGAGTGGAAGAAGATGAAGGACATTGAAACAAAGTATTTGTTTGGTCACTTTGAACTTCCTAGCTTCTATATGAACGCATTGGTTAGAATGCCTGATCATGGTGACCTAAAGCCTGAACATTTTAGGCACCAAGAGTACGTATTCAGTGGACACTTCCACAAACGACAGAAGCAAGGTGCTATTCATTACATCGGCAATGCATTTCCACACAACTATGCTGACGTAGGGGATGATGACCGTGGTATGATGATACTTGATAAAGAGAATAACAAAGAGCCAGAGTTTATTAACTGGCCCAACTGTCCTAAGTACCGTACTGTAACACTTAGTAACTTAATTGACAACGCAGATACCTTTATTAAACCTAAAATGTACTTGAGAGTAACGCTTGACCTTCCTATTAGTTACGAAGAAGCAAGCTTTATCAAAGAAACATTCATTACCCAGTACAATTGTCGTGAGATCACACTAATTGCACAGAAGCACTTAGAAGAGATTACTACAGACCTTGATATAAGTGTATTTGAAAGTGTAGATCAAATAGTAAGCAATGAAATAGCAGAACTTGACACCAACAACTATGACAAGAGTATGCTCTTGCAAATATATAATGGACTAGAATCATAATATGATAAAGATTAAAGACTTAACTGTCAAAAACTTTATGAGTGTGGGTAATCAGACTCAAGCAGTAGACTTTGACCATGAACAACTGACATTGGTGCTAGGAGAAAACTTAGATCAAGGCGGTGATGATAGTGGATCACGTAATGGTACTGGTAAAACTACTATTATCAATGCACTATCATATGCATTGTATGGTACAGCACTTACAAACATCAAACGCAATAACTTAATTAATAAAACTAACAGCAAAGGCATGTTAGTAACGTTGCAGTTTGAAAAAGATAACAATAGCTATCGTATTGAACGAGGGCGTTCGCCTAATCTTTTTAAATTCTACATTAATGATCAAGAATCATTAGTAGACGAGTCGCAAGGTGACAGTAGACAAACACAAGACGATGTTAATACACTGTTGGGTATGAGTCATGACATGTTTAAGCACATTGTTGCTCTAAACACTTATACCGAACCGTTTTTAAGTATGCGCACTAATGACCAGCGTGTTATTATTGAGCAGTTACTAGGTATTACTATACTATCCGAGAAGGCTGACTTACTTAAAGAGCAAACTCGGCAGAGCAAAGACGCTATCACTGAAGAGACACTAAAGATTAATGCTATTCAAACTGCAAACGAAAAGATTGAAGCAAGTATTGAACAATTAGCCGGTAGACAACGTGCTTGGCTGTCTAAACACAAGCAGGACCAAGATAAACTAGCAAATGCTATTGATCAACTAGAACATTTAGACATTGAATTAGAACTTGAGTCGCATGAAAAGTTAGCTAATTGGACACAGCATAACAATACTATTTTGGCTCTTAGAAAAGAATTAAGTACGTTAGAACCTGCACTATTACGTGCCGACAAGTCTGTAGATAAAGCAAATAAAGACATCGCAGATTTAGATGATGCTACGTGTTACACCTGTGGGCAAGAACTGCATGCAGACAAGAAAGCCGAGATTGGTGAGCGCAAAAATAAAGAACTTGCTGATGCAATAGCTTATCAATCCGAAGTTAGTGTAAAACTTACAGATGTAATGACAGCACTTAACGAAATTGGTGACATTAATGGCAAGCCTACAACGTTTTATGATAGTGCAAAGGAAGCATATGAGCATAGAAGCAATGTAGCTAACTTAAAACAGACATTAGAAACAAAAGCAGCAGAAGAAGACCCGTATACTGCACAAATTACTGATTTAAATGACACTGCTATTCAGAAGATTGACTGGTTAGTTGTTAATGAGCTTACTAGTTTTAAAGATCACCAAGAGTTCTTGTTAAAGCTACTTACAAACAAAGATAGTTTCATTCGTAAGAAGATTATTGATCAAAACCTAGCATACTTAAACAACAGACTTTCATATTACCTTGATAAGATTGGGTTACCGCACCAAGTTATATTCTTAAATGACTTAACTGTCGAAATTACCCAGCTAGGACAAGACTTAGACTTTGATAACTTGTCGAGAGGTGAACGTAACAGACTTATCTTAGGGTTAAGCTTTGCATTCCGTGATGTTTGGGAAAGTTTGTATCAGAATATTAATTTATTGTTCATTGATGAACTTATAGACAGTGGTATGGATACTGCTGGTGTAGAAAATTCGTTAAGCATACTTAAAAAGATGGCACGTGAACGTGAAAAGAACATTTATCTTATCTCACACAAAGATGAACTCATTGGTAGAGTTAATCATGTGTTACGTGTAGTAAAAGAGAATGGCTTTACAAGCTATGCAAACGATTTAGAGGTAACAGACTAATGCATGATCCACATGATTCGCTTGTTAAAGCTTACTTAGAATATTTTGCAGCAAACGAAAAATTTGAACGACAAAATAGTGTACGGACGCATCGCGCAGTACGAAAGTGCTTGCGCGATATACGTGCATTAGCTAAAGAACGATCAGATGAAATACACGTAAAGCACAACACTACTAGAAAAACCAGAACATAGGCAAAACACCATAGGCAATGGTAAGTATACTCATGCAGTGGACTTACAAAGGCAACGAGATTGACAAAATACTAGACGACTACGAAGGATTTGTTTATCTTATTACCAACACCACTACAGGCCAGAAATACATAGGCAAGAAACTAGCAAAGTTTAAAACTACTAAGCCACCACTTAAAGGCAAGAAAAATAAACGGCGCGGAACTAAAGAAAGTGACTGGAGAGAATACTATGGCTCCAGTGATAGACTGAACGCAGACGTTGCAGCACTAGGCGCAGATAAATTTACAAGAGAAATACTATACCTATGTAAAGGTAGGGGCGAAATGTCCTACATAGAGGCAAGAGAACAGTTTGACAGACGTGTACTTGAAACAGATGAATACTATAATGGTATTATAAATGTTAGAGTCGGTGGATCAGACAAACTCAAACAGGCATTACTAGAACATCACATGCAGGCAAAAAAATCAATTTAATCAGTTGACAGCTACATCGAAATCAACTATACTTGTTTATAGGCAGATTTAATATACAAGCTCAACAGGCATCCACAGGCAAACATTCCAACACATAAGGTTAGCGGGCCGGATAATAATACCGCTGTGGAAAAAGCTCTCGTATAGAAGCACACGTACATATTGATCGACTACCCAGAGGTAGGAAGCCACCAAACAAATTGGGCTCACTGGTTGATATAGATTGTATTGTTGGCAGTCGAAAAACACAACATAGTTCATAAAAACCCTTTAGCACTAGGAACGAAGCGGGGGAATATTGTACTATAGAGATTACATTAACTAGCTTAACGTATTCTTTATGTTACATAATGTCGACGTAGGTTGGGAAAGGTCAGAGCCCATTGAACTTGTGTATAAACAAATACCTATTTCCAATGTCTTGGCTGTGGCGAACTCACATGAGGTTATCCAAGAAGACGACGGGACTAGAAATAGTTCCGTCTGACTAAACAATCTACATGAAATTAATACTTTATTACATTCGTAATAAAGCAATTATAATATCATCTTACAACTTATCACTTATACAAAACGAAGTATAGTCAGTTAGAGCGTAAGCGATAACTATTATTTACGAAGTAAATAATCAAACAGTTAACAAATTAATAAATACATTATAGTTGATATTAAGGAATAATCGTATGAAAATCTCTGAGTTTACAGAACACGAGCAATTAGATGAATTGAGTGCTGCAGATGCCGGAAATAAAATTGGTGGTGGCGTAAGAGCTGTAGGCTCTGGAGTTAAAAACTTTGCTAAGGGTTTTGGTCAGGGATTAATGGGTAAAAAGAATGCACCTGCAAAAAGTGCGCCGGCTGCTGCCGCAGCTCCTAAAGTAACTCCTACTAAGCCTGGTGCTCCAGCAGCTAAACCAGGGACTGCTCCAGCAGCTAAAGTAGCACAACCTGCAGCAAGTCCTAATATGGATGTAATGAAAAAGAGTATTGCATCAATGCAACCTAAACAACGAGCAGCTATTAGACAACAAGCATCTAAAAAAGCCGGAGTAGTATAATGAGACTTAACGAGATCGATTTAACACAGCGTACACTAATTACTGAAGGATGGAATGATCCTCGCTTAACACTACTTGAAACACAACATATTATTCCTTTTATCACAAATGTTGAGCGTTATATTGTAGAAGCAAAGTTAAGCCCAGAGCAAATTAGTCAATTATTTACAGATGTTGAAAAAAATGCAACAGCAGCAGGCGGCAACAGATCTTTACTTGGCAAAGGTGCAGATGTTGCTAAACTTCCTGTTAAGGCACTTAAATTTATTGACGGTCAAATTAACAAGCTAGGAGCAGCAGTACAAAAAGCTGGACCAGTTGAAAATGCAGATGCTAAGTTTGAACAACTAAAAGCTAAGATTGGTGCTAAAGACAGTAAAGTTGTTAAAGCAATACAAGGCGTTAGTGATTGGGCTAAAGCTAATCCTGGTAAAGCTAGTATTGCAGTAGCAGTATTAACCGCAGCGGCTGCTATGGCAGGCGGACCACTTGGTGGTGCGTTAGCTGGCTTTTTAGCAAGAGCAACTAAAGATTTATTACAAGGCGAAAAACTTTCAACAGCAGCTGGCAAGTCAATGAAGACAGCAGTTCTTGGTTATCTATCAGGAAAAGCATTCCAGTTTATGTCAACCGAATTTAAGGATTTTTTTGCTACTGGAAGCGACGAAGATGTTAAAGCAGCAGCACAAGCACTTAAAGATGCTGCTTCACAACCTGCAATAGATGCTGCAACCTTAGAAAAGGGTCCTGCATTGGATGCATGGAATGCAGCTTTTCCAGACGGAGCAATAAGAGTTGAGATTTCAAGCACTGGCACTGCTGGTAATTATTTTAGTGGCGAAGTTATGTTAACACAAGATCAAGCAGACACATATCAAGCATTAAGCGCCGCGGCTGATCAGGCAGCAAAGGATACAGGAAAAGAATTCTTAGGATCTACAATACCTGATGCACATAGCCCCGAAGCTCGTGCTGCAACAGCCAAAGTATATGGCTTCCTAGAACAAGTTAAAGCGTCAACAGATCAGGCAGCACTAAAAGCATTAAGAACGGCAGGAATTGAAGCAAACAATGCTATTATAGATGCAGGGCAAGAAGCACTAAACGATCCTGAACTTAAAGCACAAATTGCACAACTTACAGGCGATGCAGCAAAAGACGTCGAAACAATGAGCACTATTGCTGACATTGCTGCACCACTCGGTCAAGGTGCTGTTACAGGTGCTGCATCAAACAATAAAAAATCAACTAAAGAAGAAAGTAAAAATCTTTCTTCACTACAAATTAAAACTATTATAGAATGGTGTGACCAATCACCGGCTGTTATACTTGCAGAAGGTCCATTGGATGCAATTAAAAAAGGCGCAGCATCAGCTGGAAACGCACTTAAAAAAGGCGCAGCAGCAGTTGGGGCAAAAGCAGCAAAGGTTAGCAAGAACATAACAACTAAAGTTACTGCTGACAAGATGCAACAAGCATGGGTTAAGGCAGGTAAGCCAACTGACAGTGATGCTGTTGCAAACATACTAAGACAACAAGGCGTTGATGATAAAGTGTTAGCGCCAGTTTACAAAACACTAGGAGCAAAACTTCCGCCAGCGCCAGTTGCAGCAGATCCAAAAGCAGCAGCAAAGCCAGGAGCAGCACCAACAGCAGCACCGGGTGCAGAGCCAGCAGCAACATCAGGAGAAGCACCCACAGCAGCACCCACAGCAGCACCCACAGCAGCACCTACAGCAGCACCTGCAGCAGGAGCAGCACCTACAGCAGCATCAGGAATGGACTTTAAAGCTGTTCAACAAGCTGTTGCTAAACTATCACCGGAAGATGCAACAGCACTTGTGCAACATATTGATTCGCTTGAAAAAGCAGGTATGAAGGCAGCGGGCGCCAAACCAGCACCTAAAAACGCAGCAGCCGGCGACACATTTGAAAAAGCTAAAGGCGATATACGTAAAGTACAAGGTGGACAGAAACCTATGCCACCGAAGACAGCAGCTACTATTGCAAGTGATCTTGCTAAACTAGCTAAAGGTGATAAAGAAAGTGGAGTTGCAGCAGCACAAAAAATTATGACGTTTGCTAAAGCAGGAGTTGATATTAGTAAGCAACAACAAGCTTGGGTTGCAAATGCTAAAGCAGGCGAAAGATTCCTAACTCAAAGTGTTTACTATGAAATTACTAAGATGTTAAAAGAGCATAATTTAAGTTGGAGTGATTTAGGAATGCGTGTACACTTACTAGAAGGTACTAATAGTATGTTTGGAATAAGCTATATTTAAAAGAAAGGCATTCCGCTTTTCTTAGTAGTTTCTAGATTCTCTTTAACGATATCACTAATAAGAGACCTGTCTTCCCAGGTTAAGCAAAAACCCTCATCTAACGTAACACTGCCACGCATGTACCAACAAAGTTTTAAGATTTCACTCTTAATTTCTTTTTGTTGGTTTTCCATGTGTTTGACTTCTTCTAGGATTTCAGCCACGGACCAAGCTAAAATCCTTATGCGAAAAAATTTGATTGATCAAACGTGATTGGAACTTCCCAATCCTTAGGTGCTCCGTTTTTAACATCTTCGTCCGGTGAAGTTACCTTTATCGGCTCTAATGTAAACTTAGTACGCTGTGCTTCTAAATGATCTATAATAGTAGTGTAAAAATCTTTGTCAGCATTATCAATAAAATCATCAATGTGTGTTTGATTTGTAACTACTGTATCACCTATTGATATTGATGCAATACTTTTAGCTAGTGTGCTAACAGTTAAATCAGTAAGCTTTTTAAAACTTACATTAAACTTTGCTAGTTTTTCTGAGTCTGGCATTTCGTCATCGTTAACTAAACTAAAAATACGCTGCTCTTCAAAAGTTTTTAAACTTGCATCAGTAAATTCTTTGTATGTTAATGGGCGAATTAAAATTTTCATATCGTTAATATCTAAATTAACTTCAAACTCTTTAGTAACAAGGTTGTTAAGTAATTGACGTAAGTCTACATCAAACTTACGCTCGTCACCTATGTTTGGAACTTTTGTAGTAATTTCCATGCTATCACCGTATGTTGCAATACGAATAGCAATAAGTATTGCATCTAAATCAATACTAGGCATGCACCAAGGATTAGTAATGTTAGGAACACAACTTTTAACAACGTCAACAGTTGCAGCACCGTTAAGAAGCGCATCTGGTGTTTTCATTGTTAGTTCGTCTTTGGCTGTCATAGCAAATACAGGATATTCACCGTTCTGAGTAATTTCAATAGATCCCTCAGGGTAAAACATTCCTTTACTTGGAAGCGTGATATAGACTTTAGGTTGTCTAAAATATTTTCTTAATGGATTTTGTTCCATATTACCTGAATATTCCGATGGGTTAAACTCTGACATGATTCTCTCCGTATAAATACAATGTGTACTAGTATGTATCTAATATATTTATGTGCGTATATAACTCAAGGATTTTAATGTGGCTGATGAAGTAGAAATTGGTAATGTAGGCGGTAATGGTGTAGCTAGTGAAGTTACGCTACTTCGTCTTGCTTCTGCGGTAGAAAAAATGGGCGGTGGTGGCGCAGGCGGAAAGAAAGCTGCTGCTGGCGTTGCTGATTTAGGTGCCCAAGCTGGCAATGCAGCAGACGACATTGAAGATTTACAAGACGCCACTGACAAAACTACTAAATCTTTTCAAGATGCTGGTCATGCAGCAGGTAAGCTTTCACGATCGTTACTAGGCGCAGCCGGAAACGGCATATCAGGACTGTTGAGTAGCTTTGGTGGCTTAGCCAAAGAGGCCCTTATGGGCGGCGAAAGCATGAGCGACTTTACAAGGCATATTCCGATAGTCGGTAGTCTGCTAGGTGGCTTGACAGGAATATTTGATCAAAATTTAGATAGCTTTAGACAAATGAGTAACTCAGGTGCAGTATTTGGCGAAGGGCTTAATGGCTTACGAAATATGGCAGCTAGTGCAGGCATTCCGTTAGGTGAGTTTTCAGACATAGTTGCTGAAAACAGTCAGAGAATGACATACTTTGGTGGAGGCGTTGCAAACGGTACTGTGCAGTTTGCAAAATTGGCAGGAGAATTAAGAAATGGACCTGGCAGGGCATTAATGGGAATAGGTTATACTGCTCAAGATTTAAATGAATCATTAATTGATTATGCAGAATTTAGTCAACGTCAAGCAAGGGCTGAAGGTAAACAAGCTAAACTAACTGCCGATGGAGCAGCTAACTATCTTGAAACAGTTGACCAATTAGCAGCAATAACAGGTAAGCGCAGAGATCAAATTAAAGAAGAAATGAATCAAGTCAATCAAGACTCGAGATCACGCGCAGCAATAGCAAGGATGACTGATGATCAACAGTTAAAATTCGCAGCTAACTTATCACAAACACCAGATGCTCTTGCTGATGCACTAAAAGATATGGCTGATGGCGTAGCAAATACTCCACTGGCACAAGGTTTACTAACAGCATCTGATACATTTAGAGAGTCATCAAAAGATATTCAAAATATGAGTGCAGCTGAATATAGTACATTTATGGTCAATGTTAGAAAAGATCTTGATGAAAAATCCGCAGGAATGAAAGAAGGCTTAGATGCTGTTATTGCAAGCGGAACTGGATATGGACAAGCATTAGATTTGGCCGGCACTTTAGCAGATAAAGTATTAGTAACTGAAGAGCAAGCTTTAGAAATAACAAAAAAGAAAAAAGCTGAAGCAGCTAAAGATGCAGGGCAAAAAGGTTTTAGTAATGCACTACGTGAAATTCGTACTAATTTAATGTCTGCATTTTCAATGGGCCCAGATAGTCCATTAGGTGCAATGGGATTAGGCCTTGAATCGTTTACTGGAATGTTTACAAAGTTGGTAGCAAGTGATGGATTCAAATCTGTAATAGACGGGCTTAAAGATGTAATGACGCAAGTAATGGGCGCATTTAAACAATTCCTTGCTGACTTTACTCAGTTTGATCTTAAAACAGCATTGTTCGGAGGAACAAAGGAAGTTGAAGGCGGACCAGGCGGCTCCCAAGAAGTTGAGGTTGCTGGACTTTTTGGAAACTTAATGAATGAAGATGGTCCATTAATGATGGCTTTCCAAGATGCAGCTGATTGGATTTCAACAAACGTTGGTCCTGTTATAGGCGATATGTTTAGTGGCATGATTAGTAATCTGTTACCTGACTGGGACACTATTGTTGTTGGAGCATTAGCAGGAATTGGCGCCATCATAGCAGCACCGTTTATTGGCGCAGCCTTAATAGCAGCAGCACCGTTCTTAGCAATATTTGCAGGCATATCAGGAACAATTGCGGCAATTACTATTGGATTTACTGCAATAGCAGCAATGTTTTCTTGGGAATTTATTAAAGAAAATATAAACGATGCATGGAATTCAATAACAGGAATATTTACAGGAATAACAGATTGGTGGGATACTGTAGATCTTATGACTCCGTTAACAGAGATGTGGGATAAGGTTACAGGATTCTTTACTTTTGGAGAAGAAGGATTTAGTATATCTGCGCTGTTTGGTAAAGCATGGGACTTAGTAACAGGATATTTTTCTTTTGCAGGCAAAGTATGGACAGGCATTGGTGGATTGTTTGATGCAGCTTGGACAAAGGTTACAGGATGGCTAGGCTTTGGTGATAAAACATGGAGCCTCAGTAAAATATTTACTGATGCATGGGCAACTATTACAGGATTTTTTACTTTTGGCGAAAGTTCGTTTAGTATTAGTCAACTAGCAACTGATGCATGGGCAACTATTACAGGATTCTTTAGTTTCGGTGAAAGTTCGTTTAGTATTAGTCAACTAGCAACTGATGCTTGGAAAACTGTAACTGGATTCTTTAGTTTTGGCAGCGGCGAAGAAGGCACAGGATTTAGCATTAGTCAATTAGCATCAGACGCATGGTCAACTATTACAGGATTCTTTAGTTTTGAAGGCTTTGAGATGCCAAGCATTTCAGGTATGTTCCAAGGTATAATAGACAAGGTTAAAGGATTCTTTAGTTTCGATTTTAAAATGCCTAACTTTAAATCATTTTTACCTAAATGGATGGGC